ACTTCAGAAAGAATGAGAAGTTTTGGATTGATGAAGATGAGACGCTGTATAACTTCTATACACAGGTGCTCACCGGCGACAGGACTGACAATGTGCCTGGACTGAAAGGTGTCGGTCCTAAGAAGGCCGAGAAGATTCTAAAAGGCTGTAAGACAGAATACGAGATGTATGATGCAGTTTTGAAAGCATACGATAACGATGAAACCTACTTAACGGAGCAGGCACAACTATTATGGATACGAAGAAAACCAAATCAGGTTTGGAAAAAGCCCCGGTAGTCTATATTGAATGGGTTGACGCAGTCGCAGATGCAGGGTGGCAGGAAGGGACAAAAACAGAGATACACAAGTGTTACACGCTTGGCTGGATTGTGTCAGAAGCAGACGATGCGATCTGCGTTGCAAACACAGTCAGCATGGACTCCAGTAACGCAAGGATGCACATACCGAAGTCGTGGATCAAAACAAGAAAGGAAGTCAACATTGAAACCATCCTCAGCGAAGGCAAAAGGCCGAGTACTGCAGCAGTCCGTAAGGGACCTAATAATCGCAAAGTTCGGACTGGAGCCTGATGATGTTCGTTCAGTTAGCATGGGCGTGTCGGGAGAAGACTTGCTTCTTAGTCCAGCAGCCAGACGGAAGTTACCAATCAGTGTGGAATGCAAGTCCAGAGCAAGTATCTCGGTATATGGACATTATCAACAAGCGAAGGACAACTGTAGAGGATTTGAACCAGTGCTCGTCATCAAGCAAAACAGAGATAAGCCCTTGGTTGTGGTAGACTGTGAATACTTCTTTGAACTACTTAGAAAGGTAAGCAATGACAACTTATAGATTTATTTATGAAGGTCAGGAGCATGGTGACAGTTTTGACAGTCCGTTTCCATCAGAATCGGTTATCGAAGCACGGCATGACTTTGACAGTGACCAGCCTTGGCATCCGATCCTGTGGCAGTTTTGTCGCTTCCTAGAGCACATTGGCTTTGAAGGTGTGCGTGAAAGAGTCAAGATCGATGCTGATGTCAACGAATGCCTGTTCCAGCGTTTCTACGATGAGAAGCGTTACACAGAAGAAGATGTGCAGGAATACTTCGATGCTCTGAATGAGGACAGCGAATGAACTATCAAACTATTGTAGTCCCCGTCAGTGGCGGTAAAGACTCACAACTATGTTTAGCACTTGCCTTGGATACTTTCCCAAAAGAAAAGATTCGTGCCGTACACCAAAGTACAGGCTATGACCATCCTCTTACTTACGATCATTTAGATTGGATGGAAAGTTTTTACGATATAAAAATTGAATATACAAAATCTGATAAATACACAGACATCTTTGACTTAATTGAAAAGCAAGGTTATTTTCCCAATAATGTTGCTAGGTCTTGCACAGGAATGTTAAAACAAATTCCTTTTGGTCAATGGCTTGAAAAAAATGATTTACTTCGTCCAGAGGCTTGTCTTATATGGATGGGTATGCGTTCTAATGAAAGTCAAGCAAGAACTAAAAAATATGGTGAACTTGATCCAGAGGATGTTTTTCCATTGTCTGATTTATCTGGTAAGTATGGAACAAAATTTCGTCATGTAATGTTGTCGCTTCCAATCGTTAATTACACAGAAGATGAAGTATTTGCAGAACTAAAACGCCGTGGCCACAAAGTTAATCAGTTGTATAGTAAAGGCGCTGCCCGTGTAGGGTGTTGGCCTTGCTTATTGGCTAGAAACGCAGATTGGGAACTAGCAGCAAACGACCCAGTTGGGCGTGAGCATATAAAGAAATTGATTGCCTTAGAAGATAAATTCTTACAAGAAGGAAATACAAGAAAACTTATTAGAATTCATCCAAAAAGAGATGTTAGAGCATTATTAGAAAATAGGACACTGTTTGATCAACCAGATGATGAATCTACTTGTGGATGGTGCTCAATATGAAACTACTGATGCTAGACATCGAAACAAGCCCCAACACTGCACACATCTGGGGCCTTCGTGACCAGTACATTAGTCCTGAGCATTTGCTGGAGTCATCCTATGTACTATGTTGGGCTGCTAAGTGGTACGGCACAAAAGAGGTTCTGTTTGATTCTGTGTTCAAAACTAAGCAGCCAAAGGCTATGCTTCAGCGGATACACGATCTGATCTCTGAGGCTGATGCTGTGTGCCACTACAACGGCACTAGGTTTGATATTCCTGTGCTGAACAAAGAGTTTCTACTGCACCATCTTGCACCGCCTGCGCCATATAAGCAGATTGACTTGCTAAAGGTAGTTCGCAAAGAGTTCCGTTTTGCAAGCAATAAACTAGACCACATTGCACAGCGGCTTGGCTTGGGACAGAAGACTTCACACGAAGGTTATCAGTTATGGGTCAAGTGCATGAACAAAGACCCTGTTGCGTGGAAAGTAATGGAGAAGTACAACAAGCAGGATGTTCTGCTGCTGGAGAAAGTCTATGATCGTCTGCTACCTTGGATTAAGTCTCACCCTAATCATAACCTCTTCAACGGTCACGGTTGTCCCAACTGTGGAAGCGGGAGACTGCAAAAGCGTGGCTTCACCTACACAACCACCGGAACCTTCCAAAGATTCCAGTGTACAGATTGTGGTTCCTGGTCCAAATCCACCAAAGCAATAAAGGAACACGCCAATGTCTCAGCAGCATAAAACATTAGGCGACTACATCGCAACAAAGCAGATTGGCGGTGACCACTACAAGACTGGCATTCAGCCTTGGGATGTGTTTTTAGATTGGGAGTTAGACCCTTGGCTGTGTAACGTCATCAAGTATGTACAGCGGCATCATCGCAAGAACGGCAAAGAGGACCTAGAGAAGGCACTGCACTACCTAGAGTTCGCTCTCGCTAACTACGATAGGATTAAGAAGTCTTACTATGAGTGAAGCGTCTCTCTACAGCCGTAATATGCTCAAAGGCATTGCTGAGTTAAAGAAAGGCAATTGGCTTCCTGGCTTTAACCTGTTTGAGTATCGTGTGTATAATCCAGTCAAGATTGCTCTTGGTGCTAAAACACCATTAGCACGAGCACCAGAGTGGATTCCTGGCCTTGATGTTGTGAACCGCAACATAGTCATCACGAATGAGCAAGGCATGGGCGACAACATCATGTATAGCCGCTTTATAACACTGCTTAGAGAACTGAAGTTGAAGTCTGTCTCTGTGGCTATGACGAGGAACTTAAATCCCCTTATATCCCAGATTGAAGGATGTGATGGCATCGTTAGCGACATGGACTGTCCATCACAGGCTGTTCGTGTCAGAGCACTATCACTGCCTTCGTTGTTGTTACAATACAGCCTTCTTCCGTCAAAACAACCTGAGAAGGTCTACGGCTCTGAAGGCTACTTTAAGTTTGATGTGGAGAAGACAGACAAGGTTGGGTTTTGTTGGAAAAGTGAAAACTCTTCGTGGAACGCTGAAGCAAAGAAAATACCACAAGAGTTAGCAGAGAATTTTTATAATAAGTTGAAAAAACACAAAGATGTAGTATCATTGCAGATTCAGCCTGATTTCATGCCTAGTTATCTTGATGGCAGGGACTGGCTGGATACGGCAAAGAAGTTGGCTGCCTTAGATGCAATCGTGACTATCGATACGGGAGTTGCACACTTGGCAGGAGCGTTGGGGGTGAGGACTATCAATCTTATTGGTGCGGCTGAATATGCTGGTTGGTTTTATCATCCAGTAAATTCACCGACAACACCTTGGTATGATTCGATGGAACTTGTATGGTATGAACCATTTACTAATTGGAAGGCAGGGCTGGATGAAGCACTGAAGAGGTTATGTCGCTAACACTACGAGATATTATGGAACGCATGAGCAAGTTAGACGAAATCACTCTGTTAGAAGTCTTAAATATCTCATCAGAGGAATTAGTAGAAAGATTTGCAGATAAGATTGAAGATAAGTTTGATGAACTGGAGATAGACCTAGATGACTAAAATGAATAACTATTCTGAATTTATTGCAAAGAGTCGATACAGTCGGTTCTTGCCTGAGATGGACCGCCGTGAGCACTGGCACGAAACAGTGAATCGGTACATGGTGTTTATGTATAAGCACCTGCAAGACAAACACAACTACAAGATTAGTGATGAGTTGTACAAAGAACTCAAAGATGCAATCATTAACCTGGAAGTGATGCCTTCAATGCGGTCTATCATGACTGCCGGCAAGGCACTTGACCGTGATAACACTGCTGGCTACAATTGTTCATACTTGCCTGTCGATGACCCAAAGGCCTTTGATGAGGCTATGTATATCCTGCTGTGTGGCACAGGCGTAGGCTTTTCTGTGGAGCATAAATATGTCAATGAATTACCTGAAGTCCCTGACCAGTTGTTTGACTCTGAGACTGTTATTTCGGTTGCAGACTCTAAAGAAGGGTGGGCTAAAGCACTACGCCAACTCATCGCTCTACTATACTCTGGGGAAGTGGCAAGGTATGACCTATCCAAAATTAGACCTGCAGGAGCCAGGCTCAAAACTTTTGGAGGACGTGCCTCTGGTCCAGGGCCTTTGGATGAACTTTTTAAATTCACTGTTGCCAAGTTTAGAGCAGCCGCAGGTAGAAAACTTACATCAATCGAATGTCATGATATTCTGTGTAAAATCGGGGAAGTTGTTGTTGTGGGTGGCGTCAGACGATCAGCAATGATTAGTCTGTCAGACTTAGAAGACGATAGGATGCGTCATGCAAAATCAGGAGATTGGTGGACACACAATGGACAAAGAGCACTCGCTAACAACTCAGCAGCTTACATTACTAAACCAGATATTGGACAGTTTCTTTCTGAATGGACAAGCCTTTATAACAGTCACTCTGGAGAGCGTGGTATCTTCTCACGAGCCGCAAGTAAAAGTCAGGCTAAGAAAAACGGAAGACGTGATGGAGATTACGACTTCGGAACTAATCCCTGTAGCGAAATCATATTACGACCCTATCAGTTCTGTAACCTTACAGAAGTCGTTGTACGGGCAGAAGACACTGTAGAGTCGTTAGCCAGGAAAGTACGCATAGCAACGATTCTGGGCACATTCCAGAGCACTATGACACACTTCCCCTATCTGCGTAAGATATGGCAGAAGAACACGGAAGATGAGCGCCTCTTAGGTGTGTCGTTGACTGGTATTTTAGATAATCACTGGATGGGAGAAGTCTGTGACAGCACTGCGAAAAATCTTGAACAGTTACGCCAAGTCGCCATTAGCACCAATCTGGACTTTGCAACAACTCTGGGAATCCCTCAGTCTGCTTCTATTACTTGTGTCAAACCTAGTGGCACTGTTAGCCAACTTGTTGATTCTGCCTCTGGTATTCATGCTCGACATAGTCGTTATTACATACGAAGGGTTCGTGGCGATAAAAAGGACCCTCTTTCGACTTTTTTAGCAGAGGCTGGCATTCCTGCCGAAGATTGTGTAATGCGACCAGACAGCACAATAGTCTTTTCATTTCCAATGAAGGCTCCTGAAGGAGCAAGACTGCGTGACGATCTAACAGCATTAGAGCACCTTGACCTATGGTTGATGTATCAGCGGCACTGGTGTGAACACAAACCGTCTGTGACTATCTCTGTTAAGGAAGATGAATGGATGGACGTTGGCGCATGGGTTTGGCGCAACTTTGATGAAGTCTCTGGCGTGTCTTTCCTGCCTTGGGATGGCGGTAGTTACCGTCAAGCGCCTTATGAAGAGTGCTCCGAAGAAGCATATAATGAACTCTTAGCGAAGATGCCTACTAATATCTATTGGGACAGTTTGGTTGAGAAGGATGATAACGTGGAGGGTGCTCAGACGCTTGCGTGCGTTTCTGGGCATTGCGAAATATGATTATAGACTTTTATCTTATTTCTGGTATGATGGTTGGTGCAGAATTTGTGCAATTAGGCGATGACGATGAGTTTAATAAAGGCATAGTCATCGACTTGTTTGTGTTCAGAATTATGTTCCTTTGGTAGTCTGGGTGTTGTCCTTTAGGGCCTCTTCGGAGGCTCTTTTTTTTATCTAAGATACAAAGACATCTCATCTTTCCTACGCTTTACCAGTCCAGGTAGTTCTTTACCGCCGGCCTTGGTCCACTGCATGAAGGCTTCCGCAGCGCCATCAAAGTCACCACGGTTGTGCTTCATGCGGATGCTAGAGCGTTGGAGATTGCCGAGGCCAACATTGAAAGAGAAGGATACGAGGCTGTCAAACCTAGACTGAGTAAGATCAGCAGGACACAGTCGTAATACGCCTCGCTCAAACGTAGCCAAGTCTGCGGCAAGAATGGCATTAACTTCTGCTGGAGTAAGTTGTCTGTCCCAGCCATCAGGGATTGGTAGTGTTTTTCGTTCATCAAAAGGCACCTTTATATGGTTAGGGTCTATGACATGGCCTACGCCAACGGTCCACAGCAGCGCAGGACAGCGATATGGCTTGACACGAACACCTTCGTGGTGCTTAATCATGTCAATACATTCGGCAGATACCTTCATTTCTTAAACGATTGTGTACCGAACCAGAAGGCAATCACTGATGAAAAGATAATGGCACTGTCTTCATCCCACAGGATAGCCATTGCTTGGTCAAAAGGCACACCAGTCTTCCATGCGTAGAAGAAGCCAAAGATGTTCACAAAGAGTAGCATTACGAACATACCGTAGGTAATCAGAGGCCGCACAGAAGCACGAAGATTGATAACCCACTGTGATGCGCCTTTGCCAATCTCAATATCGTGTGCATAGAGTGCCTGTCGTTCCTGCACCGCTGTCTGCATTGCTACCTGATCTGTGCGTATCTCTTCTATGCGAGTCTGTGCTAAGAAGCCTTTCTCGGCCATAGCCAGTTCACGGTCTGTCTGCATCTTGGCTAGGTCTAATTCATGCTTCTTATCTGACCTGTCTTGAAAGAAGTCTAGGAACTTTGGTAGGCCTCCCATAAGGAAGGAGATTAGTGTAGATAGCAAAGTCATCATTACATTAGCCCCATAAATTTAAATAAACCATAAACCAAACCAGAAGATACCAATATCCAAAATATCTCTCGTCTTGTCTCCATACGCTTACGATAGAACTCATCATTAAGTTCTCGGTGCTGTTTTCGTAGTTGTGTAATTAAGGACTTGACTTCTGACACTGCAGACCTTCCAAACTCCATTTCAATCTGTCTGTACATCTCCATCTCTGCGTCCCTGATTTGCCTAATGATTTTGTACTCTTCATAGGCATTCATGAACATCATGTCACCACGGCGCTCAATCTGTTGCTGCTTTCTTTTGAGTGCAATTCTGGCTCGTGCTTCTTCATCAAGGAAGGCGTTTACTTCGTTAGCAGTTTCCTTAATCTCTCTGCCAACTTGTACAGCCTCCTTGATGCCAGATAACGCTGCTCTGGCAGTTGCGGCTGGATCGGACATCTACTGTCCTCGTTCTTGAATATACCTTTCAAGATCAACACCGCCAGTAGTGGGTTGTTGTGTTGCTTGTTGTGGTTGATTAAATAAATTATTTATTTCAGTAATGTATTCAGAATCAATAATTCCAGATTTATTTAACTGGTCTGCTATCTTTGCTGCAGTAGCGCCAGCAATTTTAGGTTGTTTGGATGCTTTTGCTAATCCTGCTAAGGCGTCCATTGCCTCTCTATTGGTAGATGCTTTAGCCAATAAACGAGGTGTAAGAATAATAGCACCAGCGGTTGCTAGAGATTGAGGAAGATTTTCTCCAATTCTGTTTTGAACATCTTCTGGTAGTGCTAAATATCCCGCAACCCCTGCAGTTCCAGTAAGAGCAACGCTTGTTCCACGAGTTCGTAAGTAAGAAGCGCCGGCTGTTTCCCTTGTAAGTCCAACATCAGCAGCATTAAGAATCTCTTGTATCTTAGGCGCTTCGCTTCGATACAATTTATAAAATGCTTTCTTTAAATCTGGATTATCGTTAATATTTTGACTAAACTTTAAAACTTTTTCTGGGGTAGATAAATTTGTCTCTAGAAAAGAATACTTTAAGTTTCCAAGAGCCTCTGCAGACTCTTTTCCTGTCTGTGCAGCATACTTATCTACAGCAGCGAGTGCTTTATATAAATCAGTAAACTTCTCTGCTTCAGTCAAATCAGCAAGATACTGGCCTACTTTAGACGGCTGTTTCTGCATTGCTGTAATAATTGTTTCATTAAACAACGCATTTTGACCTTCTTTGTATAGTGCTTTTATTCTATTATACTCATCTACCGTGTCTTTAGTTAGTTGTGTTTTAAATGTTTCAAATTGCCCTGGAGTTTTACCTGGGGACAAAACAGCATCGTCCATCGCTCTTTCAAAAGCAACCGCATATTTAGTATAGGCGGCTCCTTTGGTTGTAGTTGCTTTTCCAGGCTGAACTAAATCACTAGCCGACCCTGAGAAATTACTACGAAGGTCATGAGCAACACCAAACTCTACAAAATCATCTTGTGCAAGTACATCATCAAGAACTGCTTTGCGTTCTCCAGCAGCACCTTTAAATTTAGATTTTGCTAACTGATCATATTCTTGTTTTGCTGCTTGTTTAACACCACGCAAATCAACATAAACGCCGTTGTTTTGTGTTAATCCCTGGTAAAAAGGACGATACTTGTCTTTAAAAGCATCTCTAGCAGTAGTAATTAAACCTTGGAAATTCTCTCCTGCTGCTAATGTTAAAGGCTCTCCTGTTTGCAGTGCTTTTTGAAAAGAGTCAGATGTTTGAAGTGTATTCTTAACATCTTGTACTCCTTGAGTTAAAGCAGATTTAATTCCTTCTGTTTGTTTTGCAAACGCTTCAGCACCTGAAGGACCGCCTTTAATAATGTTTTCAATTATTTGTGTTGTAGTATCACCACTGAGTTGACCTCGTGTCAGTGTAGCGCCTTTTTGTGAAAAGAATCTTTGTGCTGCAATCCGTGGGTCTGTTACGTCAGAACTACTGCCTCCAAACTTACTTAGTTGGTCTTTGCCAATTTTTAATGCTTTACCGCCGACAATTACAGATAGGTTGCCTCCAACGTCCCAAGCGGCGTTTTCTACTAAGTTACCAATTACTTGCTTTCCAAATTCAGTAGAGAAAATATTTTTACCAGTTATTCCTGCTTCTCCAAACGTACCTAAAGCAGAGCCAATAGAAGAACCAACAAGAGATGGCAATAGTGCTCTTGCGGCAGTGCCTTCCCTGCCTAACTGTGCAATAGGTCTAATAAGACGTGCCTCCGGTGCAACAAAAGGAGCAAGGCCTCCTGCAATTGCTAAACCAGCAGGAAGTCCTGTTTCATCCCCAACAGGCCGAATATCTGGAAAAACTGGAGGCGAAATTGCTGCTGCAATATCTGAAGTAAACCTACCTGCACGCCGTTCTTGTGCTTGTGCTGCTGCTTCAGCGCCAGGCCCTGGTCCAATAGTTTGGCCGCCTGCACGTTCTAAATTGCGAATGTATTCCTCAAGATCAATCGCCATTATTTTATCCCTAGTTCTTTTTCAATAGAAAGACCTTCTTTTGCCTCTTCTATGCTTGCTCTTCCCTCTGCTGCTTTTCGTTGAATTGTTCTTAGTTTTGCAATCTTATCTCCAAACTGAGATTGAACAATATTTGCATTAGTAGAATAACGCTCTCTTTGCGGCAATCCAGATAATTTCTCATAAGTTAAAACTTGGGAAGTAATTTCATCTCTAATTTCACCAACAAGTTTTAAAATTGTTCCTGCTTCCTGACTAATGTTTGGTTTACTTTTAACAAGTTGGTCCAATTCTTTAACAGCAAGAGAGCCAGGAAATGCTCTAGCAATCTGTTGAACAAAACGAGCACTGATTGCATTGATGTACTCTGTATCTGAAGCCCTATCACTAATTGGTATGCCCACAGCCCCTAAAGCCTTTGATAGCCCTAATTTACCTTCAGCAAACTTACCAGTAAAAGCATTAGGTAAAATACGCTCTACTTCGTTAATCTGACGAAGAATTGGCTTTGCTGTGTTGTACGCTTGTCCTGCTTGTGTCCAAGCCTCTGCCTGCCCTGTAGCGTCTTTAGCAGCAAATGCTTTTTCAAAAGCGGCTCCTAAATCAATAGTCTGACCAGGACTTGCTAGTTTAAGAACTTTATTAGCATTTTCTAATATACGTTTTTCTTCAGGATTCAAATCTGAACGACCAGACAACTGCAACACAATATTGCGTGCCTGATCCAATGTACTGGCTTGCTTATCTTTATTAGCAGCAGCCAAGTTCTTAGTAATAGTAGACTTAATCAGTTCCTGTTGTTGTGTAAGTTTCTCTGCAACAAGACGAGCCTTGGTTGCTTTGTCAGTTAAACCTGCCTGACCATACGCATCTGATAGATAGTTCAGATAACCATCTAAGCCTTCTGTTTTAAGAATATCAGCACCGCCGGCACGAATCTCTTTAGATATACGGTCTTCTGCTTCTTTACTTGTCTCAATACCAAATAAGCCTTGACGCAATCCTTTCTCAACACCACCAAGAGCACGACCTAAGTCTTGGGAGGCTTGAAAGCCAGCAAAGCGAACACCTGCACCAGCAGGCAGTTGCGCCATCTTCAACGCCATTAAATCACGCTGTGCTTGGTATGTAGCCTGTTCCTGTGCAGGAGTCTTTGGTAAAATATCTGCAAACAGTTGTGTAGTAATATCTTCTTGAGCCATCGTTATTCCTTAATTAGAAAAACATACCGTAATCAATGTTACCAAATAAGTCGCCTGTACCAAAGCCAGACATAGCAGGAGCACTGGTAAATGCACTACCGGCAGAAAGACCACCAACGGTATTGGCTAATGCGTTTGCTCCAGTAAGCAAACCACCAGCACTGGTCAAAGCACCGCCAAGGTTACCGATACCAGACTGAACAGCCTGTGCAATCTGCTGTCTACGAAGAGCATCAATGTCAGCGGCACCAAGATTCAACTGTGTCTGTAATCCTAAACCGTACAGCCCTGCTTGTGCCTGTCGAGCAGCACCAGCCTGGGCCAACTGAGTCAGATTCAAGCCAAGGGTGCCAGCGGTAGCCAACTGTTGACGAGTGGCTTCATCGATACCAAGGCCTTGCGTCTGTAATGCTTGCGCCAGTGCTTGCTGACGTGCTGCCTCGCTTGTGCCATACTGTGTGGCTGCCAAGGCAGACTGTGCTTGTTGCGCTGCCTGTGTAGCCAGCAACGACTCAAGATAAGGATTAGTTGTCCTTGTAACACCACCAACAGTGGGAGCAGCCTGACCAAGGCCAAGAAGACCACGAGCACCCAACCGTGACAGCAGTGCTTCCTGCTCTCGCTGTCTTGCAGGTCCTTGGAGAGCCTCTAACTGACCGAATAGGGTCTGAGATGCTAAGGCAGGATTGATGGCACCTAGAGCCTCCTGTGACCTCTGAAGAGCAGCCTGTCGTAGATTCTGATACTCAGGAGCAGCGGTGGCGGTGGCACCAGTAGGTGTTACCTGTGATGTGCCAAGGCCAGTAGTGACAGTATACGGAGTAAACGGAACATTAGCGCCTGCACCAATCTGTTCCGCTCTTTGTGCAGCCTGTGTACCTAATCCACGCAAGGCAGCGGCATTCTGTTCTGCAAGATTGTTTGCTACAGCGGCCTGTGCTGCAGAACCCAGAACTTGGCCTACCTGACTGGAGGTAAGTTGCTGAACAAACTGACCTGCCTGATTAAATGCACGACCAAGGCTATCAATAGATAGACCATTAGAGGTAGTACCTAAGATGTCAGCAGCAAAGGTAGGTGAAACCACCCCACCAGCGCCTAATACACCGCCTCCAGCGGCCTGCGTAAGCAAGCCTGTACCACCACCCATACCAGCAATAGCGGGGGCTGTAGGAGCCGTTAAACCAAGGCCAGCGCCGGTCAAAGTTTCACCAGCACCAAGCAATCCTTGCATACCACCGACAGTCTCTAGTGTGCCAAGGCCGGCAGTGCTCAGGCCAGTGCCTAAGCCAGCGGCGGCAGTCTCTGCTGCAACGGTGGAGGGAAGCAGAGCACCAGCGGTTTCTGCGGCTACTGGGGCAGTCAAGCCAAGACCTCCTGTGGCAGTCAGCCCAGGTGCAGCCGTGCCGGCAGTCAGGCCAGTACCAAGGCCACCTGCCTCTGCTGCGATGGGGGCTTCTAAGAGGCCACCAGCAGATACAGGGATACCTGAAGCAACTGCACCACCAGTAGCGGTGGTAGCGGCTGCTATGGCAGCGGCCTCAGGAACACCTGCTGCTGCTAGAGTAGTGCCAATCTGCGATGCAGAAAGGCCCTGAGCAGCCAACTGTGCGGCATCAGCGGCAACAAAGGCAGCCTCTGAGGCAGTGAGCACCTCAGCGGCGGTGGTTGCTGATCCAAAGTCTACAGGGATGCCTGTCGTTGCTACGACTGTAGCGGCAACAACAGTTCCCCATCCACCAGGAATCTCTTCGTTGATGAAGTCATCAATATCCGAACCAACATCATTGATTGGGTCAAAGATATTATCTTGAACGAAGTCGCCAACATCTTGGACTACATCGCCAACGGCGTTGCCAACATCGCTAATAGCATCACCAACAAAGTCAACTGCGTCAGAAACTGCTCCACCCATTATTTTCTCCTATACCAAACATGGTATGTGTTTCCGTCCTTACCTGTTATCTCTTTCATAAACCCAAAGCCAAAATGTTTCATAAACTTAGTCTTTGGAGTATTTGTTTTGGGGTTGTGCAGAGCATACAAACTTGTGTTTAACATCTCTGTAAAATTAGCCCAATCCTTTTCCATCTGAGCCTTAACAGTCCTATTCCACTTACGGACTGCTATATGGAACCACAAAGTATTTTTATGATTCTCTAGCCAGGCTTCGTATTCTTTTCTTCTACAAATTGGTACTTTATTGGTCATTAAATGGTTCTTCCAAGCACTGAATAAATGTCTACTTTCTGTAATGAAACGACAGAACCATTTATCAATGCTTCGACACCAATTTGAACAATATTACCGCTACCGCTTAACTGTTGACGAATCTGCTCAAACGGAACAGACAGAGAATATTCACCAATGTTATATTCTGCTATACCGTATTCAGCAACACTGCTCGTAGGTGTGATAACTTGGATACTATCGTAGCCAGCAGTATAGTCGAAAGACCAACGAATGTCAAATGCTGTGTTACTTGATCCGAGCACTGTTAGCACAATCTTCTTGAGCATCTTAGTGACAGCGGGGCTACCGAAGTCAATGTACGGCGTATAGTAAGTAAAGGTGTACGCAGTGCTATTATCGGTATAGTTCTTGTATTCTGCTATGCCATTAGGCTTACCTAGATATAACTTATCATCATGCGTAGCCACAAAGGACGTAGGCGTGATGTTGTTCCAGATAGTTGTTCTAGCAGAACCGTCCTGCAAGAAGGCACGAATATCAAAGCAATAGGTATATCCGATAGTGGGCAACACTAACAGATAGAAAGCATCTTTCTCATAGTAGACGCTTCTAAATAACTTAACATCTTCCTGTGTTACCAGTGCTAGGAACTGGTCACGGACATTACGGCTTAGGTCACGCACAGGAGCAGACTTCTCCTGAATGGTGCGACCAAGGCTACGGATACCGCTATCAGATAAGAATATCAGGTCTGTGCCGATGTTTTGCACAGAATCTCTAGCAAGGCAACCAACACCTTTGATAGTGTCTGCTAATGCAAGGCTGCCCAAGTCATTAGCGTTAGAATACAGGATAATGTTATTAGTAGTAAAAATAACTAAGAAGTTATTATGTGCTGCTAGTGCAACAATCTTCTCACCGCCAGGAACAACCTGCTCTAGGTTAATCTGTCCAGAACTAGAGCCATTAAAGTCTGTGGTGTCCAGTAACACTGAGTAGTACACTGTCAGGTTATCTGTACCAATATCTGCTACCCAGAGCCGACCATAGGCAGCCAATGCACAGTTTGGTGTAAAGGTAGTTACAGTGTAGCCAGAAGGTGCAGCGCCTACGTCAACCAGCCGCTGAAAGCCAAAGGAACCAGTATGTGCATGGGCAGTAGAGCCTAGTTTGTGATACACCAGTGCCGGCTGGTCTTTCTGCACAAGATAGGCATGAGCAGACAGATTTAGTCCACTTTCGTACTGTGCCTGCACAATCTGCCAGTTATTATCTGTGATGCTGTATGTCAGATCAGCACTGTTGGTGCTGTTACGGACAGGCATCTCTGTTAGCGTTGTTGTGCCAGTGTATAGTTTATTGTTGCCAGTGCTGATAAAGGTATAGGTGCCATCACCGTTAGCAAACTCAAACATTGCTTCTGGAGCACTGCCTGTGCCGCCAGATGTAGTAACGTAGCCCCATCCTTTACGAGAAGCAATACGACCAGATTGGTCAATCACTGCATTGAACGCCTCAAGCGCAAACGCAGTATTCAGATTGATACCTGAATCCTGGTTGTTTACTCCAAAGAAGCCTGGAGATGTAATCGATACTGCTTGTAGTGGTTTATTCGGCATTATACTGAATACCAAATAGTCTCATCAGGATGCCGTGCTGCTTCCACAGCAATGTAATCTAATAAGGACTGCTTTGCTACCGCATATTGACTGCTAACATTGATACCGCCATCCTCACCACGCTCTTCAATGGCCTTTGCCCATGCCAGCAGTACAATCGGTTTAGAAGGGATAGAAACAGAGTCTGTACCGCTGGATAGATCAGCAGTAGGTACAACTAAGTCTAACTTAACAGAATAGGTATTATCAGGGATAGGGAATAGGTCAACCTTGATGTCCCCGCCAGCACTAATACCATTAAACTGATAATATGCAGGCTTTCCCTGTGTTGGGTTAGCCATAAGTTGTAACTGGTCTGTGAAGAATGACTTATTGCGCTGCTCTAAGAAAGCACGGTTAGTGCTATCATAAATCTGTAGTAACCGAGCACGGTCACCGGCGCCAGTGACAGCATAGTTGTATGTACTAGCGGAAGTAGTAATAGTAATAGTAGTTCTTAATGCTTCCCAATTCCAAGCATCTTCTACTTCACGCTTTGCATCATTAACTAGACTACCGATGAGGGATGAATAGTCATTCTGTGTAACACTAGACACTGTAGACTCACGCAATCGCGTAAGCACATCGTTCACCATAGATAAATATGTAGTAGCCATTTAGCCGTGCCTTTGTAAATATTCTTCTAACTCTGTAGAACTTTCTTGTGTTTCATCATAATTTAATAAATATAATCTTGCAAATTCTAATAATATTGGATCGTCTTTAAAATGTCCCAATCCAAGATTGCAGTTAGTACAAAGTTTTCCTCTTACTTTTAAAGTTGTGTGGCAGTGGTCAGTAACTAACATAGTTTCAGTACCACAAATTATGCAATTTTTTATTTCATCAAACTTATGCCACTCTTCTTTTTGAATACCGTCTGGCGGTTTTCTATATTGTTTTCTATACTTTCGTCTACAGGTTCTACACCAACTATCTAATTTACTATTTGTTTTTTTATTTGGAGGAAAGTTATCTAATGTACCTTCATATTCAACTTTACATTTAGTACATGCTAACACTCCCACTTACGTCTTGCCTTTCTTAAACGACTATTAGGGTCTTTTGCCGCTTCTGGATACATTTTCATTTGGCCCTCAGAGCGAGCACAAAATGACTTACGCCGTGCTGCAGCCTTGGGAGACTTCTTAGCCTCTTTAGAAGACACTGGAGGCTTTAGGTTAGCGCCTTCCTTAGCCTTGAAGTATGCCCTGCCTTTAGCGTTTAAACCGCCTTCAGGATTCTGATAGACTTTCTTGACCATTATTTCTTCGCAGTCTTCTTTGCTTCTCTAAATGCTTTAGCAGTGGGAGCGCCTTTGGTGCCTGGCTTACGCATCTTCTCGCCAGAGCCTTCCTTAATACGCTTACGCTTGGCTTGGATATTGGCGTATAGTCCTGGTTTCATCGACCTCTCCCTGCTTTCTTCTTAGCAAGACCAGCCATTGATAGGCCAACAGCGATAGCCTGTTTCTGTGGCTTGCCAGACTTCATCTCTTTACGAATGTTCTCAGAGACAGTCTTTTGTGAGTAACCCTTCTTTAATGGCATATCAGTGCTCCTATGTTTGTTTAATAACGGCTAACTGCGTGGTTAATTCTAGTGTTACAATACAAGATGCATTAGTTGCACCAGTCTCAATCTGTGCTCTGATTTCATCGCCTTCTTCTAAGACTACATAGGCTTGTCCATCTATTCTTAGAAAACCAGCAGCAGTGATAGGATAGTTGTGTGTAATATAAACTTCTGTATTAGCACTTGTATCGTACCACCAGCAATTAAAGTTCTTTGCTGATGAGGTACCGTTTAGAGCATACAATAAAGTCCAATTACCAACCTGTCTTGGTGGCACAGTAAATATAGTAGTCTTAGTACCGGCTACTAGATTAACACCGACAGATACTGACCTCATTTCTTACCAAGCCACTTTTGTACGGTGTCAGTCTCGTAGATACGAAAGGATGTCCATACGATAGTAAATAGCGCAGCAATAGCAGGTAGAATCTCTGCTAATGTGCCTATGACAGTAACCACTGACAATGCGTCAGTGGCTTGCTTGATACCTTCTGTTGCCTGTGCCATTACGGTAGTCCTCTCACAAACTCTTTAGCGTCAGACATCACAACGCCATCAGCGTCTTGTAACTCTGCGCCGCTCTTTAGGTATTCTTGAAACGGGGGATGCTCTGCTGTGCAGGTCAGGCGGCATAAGCCATCGTCATCAATGCGAGCAAAAACAGTTTGACCGTCAATAACGGAATGGATTTTGTAAATCATAGTTCGGCGCTCCATGCGAGATATACACTAGCAGCCAA